AATGCCCTCTAACGAAACAGGAAGTGGTGCTACTACTTCTGGAGGTATAAAATTTTTTCAATACTATCACGTAGGACCAGCAGAACAGTTAGGAGCTTTTGGTTGGGGTATATCTTTATATGGTGGAAATCTTTTAGGGGCTATTACTACAACGTTAAACGGTGCAATCGCTGCAACAACGGGAGGGAATAATAGTTCTAACACAGAGATTACATTGGCAAGTACTTCAGGACTTCCTTCTACAGGGACAAATCATATTTTAATAGGAGCGGAAGAAATATCTTACACAGGTATTACAGGAAATAAAATAACAGGGATTGGCAGAGGAGCAAGAGGTTCAACTGCTACTACGCATTCAAATGGCGCATCGGTTACAAATTCTTCTGGTTTTACAGGTTGGGGTTCACCAGCAGCCAACACTGACTCAGTAATTGATCCAGGTCTATGGTCCTTGGATAATTTAGGTAGCACTCTTATTGCATTAATTCATAACGGTGAATGTTTTAAATGGGATGGCGATGCAACAAACGCCACAGACATTAGAGCTGTTATTATTCCAGGAGCACCAACAGCGTCACGTGATATGTTAGTGTCAACTCCGGATAGGCACTTAGTATTTTTTGGCACTGAAACAACTATAGGAACAAAATCTACACAAGATGATATGTTTATAAGATTTTCATCACAGGAAAATATAGAAGACTACATACCAACAGCAATTAACAGTGCTGGTACACAAAGACTGGCCTCCGGCTCACGGATCATTGGCGCAACACTTGGTAGAAATGCAATTTATATTTGGAGTGATACAGCCATGTTTACTATGAGATTTGTAGGCACACCTTTTACCTTTGCTTTTGAGCAAGTTGGAACTAACTGTGGTTTAATTGGTATGAATGCAGCAGTTGAAGTTGATGGTGCCGCTTACTGGATGTCAGATAATGGTTTCTTTAGGTTTACTGGTAAACTAGAATCTATGGACTGCCTTGTTGAAGATTATGTTTACGATGATTTAAATACAACATCTAATCAATTAGTATATGCAGGGATTAATAACTTGTTTGGAGAAATTACTTGGTTCTATCCAACTTCTACCTCTAATGTAGTTAACAGAGCAGTGACTTATAGTCAACCGCTAAAAGACCTATATGGTTTACTAATGCAAATTCTTTATTTCCAAGAAGCACTTGGCAAGATTCTGCTGTATTTGGTTTACCTCATGCAACAAAATATAATGCTGGTGACGATGCATCGTTTGATGTTATTGGAAACACCGAAGGCGTGTCAATTTATTTTGAACATGAAACTGGAGTCAATCAACAAGAAGCAGGGACCACGGCTGTGGCCATACCCGCTACTATTACTTCAGGGGATTATGATATTACACAAAAAATTGTTAAAGGTGCCGCCAGTAGTATGGCTGACCTTAGGGGTGACGGAGAATTTATAATGAGAATTAGTAGAATTGTTCCTGATTTTATTAGTCAACAAAACAATGTAATTGCTCAATTAGATGTTAGAGATTACTCTAATGATACTGCTTCTAGTTCACCACTAGGACCTTTTACCTTAACACCAACTACTTCAAAAGTAGATACTCGTGCTAGAGGAAGAGCTATAGCTCTTACTGTTTCTAACACAGCTGTTGATACTACTTGGAAGTTGGGTACTTTTAAATTAGATATACAAGCAGGAGGAAGAA